TGAACGACTGGTTGTCTATGCTTCGCACTTTGCTCGTGGAGGGGTTAAATATCTTGTCTATGGCCGAGAGGTTGGTGACACTGGTACTCCTCATCTGCAGGGGTTTATCAGTTTCTCTCATCGAAAGTCCTTGCACCAGACCAAAGAGTTCTTAACCGGCAACCCTCATGTTGAGATTGCTCGCATCCTCCCTGCTGCAATTGAGTATTGCAAGAAGGATGGGGAATACGAGGAGTACGGTGAGATGGTGTTTAACGACGGGAAGCGATCGGAGCTTGACCGTTTCAAAGACTCTGTGAAGGAAGGTTGCTATGATATGAAGGTGCTTCGTGAGATTCACAGCAACGTGTGCGCCCGCTATCCCAACTTTGTCCATGACTTCGTGAAGGATCATGAGCCCATGAAGGAGGTTCAGGAACATGAGTTGCGTGATTGGCAGACGCAAGCAAAGGCTATTCTTGACTCCGAGCCCGATGACCGTACGATCCATTTTGTTGTTGACTCTGTTGGGAATTCTGGAAAGACTTGGTTTGCTCACTGGTATTGCTCGAAACATGATGATGCTCAGGTAATTGTACCTGGGAAGAAAGCGGACATGGCTTTTTGCCTGGACCCGACGATGCGTGCCTATTTTGTGGACGCCCCGAGGTCGAAGCAGGGCGAGTACATCCAGTACGACTTTTTGGAGGAAGTAAAGAACGGCTTCGTCTTTTCCCCGAAGTACCAGTCTCGCGTGAAACGCATCCCCAAATGTCACCTATTTGTTTTCATGAATGAGGCGCCCGACATGACAAAACTCTCAGAAGATCGTTATAACATAATTCAAGTCTAATGGCGGATCGCTATCCTTCTCGTGCTAGAGCCTTGCGACAACGTAGACGTCGATATGTCTCAAACGACACATACCTCGGCCGAATCCCTACCGTCCACGCCCTCTTCACAGAGCTCCATCGAATCGGCCCCCGTGCGCGAGCAAATCTTCCAGTTTCTCGTCCTGATCTTGCTGACCTTGTGCTTCGCGCTTACCTTGACATCCGTCCTCCGACTGTCCCAAGAGACCGAGTCCCAGCAGTCCGTGAGAGGTTTCGGAACGTCCTCATCGGTAATGGGGTACCCATCCACCTTATCTTTTAGTCCGACACCAGATTTCAGTATGTACGAAGTGTACGATCCTTAACCCTACTCGAGGCCCAGGGTGGCTAAATACAGTATTACAGCCACCCTGGGCTAGTCCTCCCCACTCTCTAGCCCACTCTTAAAAAATTATACTTTAACCTCCACGTTAAATTAACTACCTGCGAATGCAGTATAAGTTCCTCCGAACTTGAACCTTATCTGAGTTGTCCCATCTCCCAAGTCATGGAATATCATGCCGACCTTCGACCTTCTCAGGAATGGTCCTGTATGCCCCACTAGTCCCTCGTAGCAGAGGAAGACTGCGATGGCTCTGGCCAACTTGATGGACCAAGGTATGTTTGTGTTAACACCCCCAAGTGCTTCATTTGTTGACTCTCTGACCATGCTCGAAGTGTACCCGCCATACCCTCCTTGCAGCAAGAGCCAGTTTTGGTCGCTGAGGTTTGGTAGGAAGGTTGCGCCGCAGTGCGGGTTTGCATTTGGACAGGGACCGTACGGAAGAGTCCCGTTGCCTGTGTACGAGTTCCACTTTGGTGACCACCGTCGTTCTGTTGCCCACTGTGCTTCTGCATATAGTCTGTATGAAGGCGTGATTGGCCCAATACCGAACAGAGCTCTGAAGTGATTTATGACCTTGATATTCCATGCGTCTATCTCCCACACCTCCGGATATCGCGGGTTAGCGAACGGAGGTGCAGCTTCATAGAGCTGTCGAAGTCCACGCATCGTGTTGGACGTAGGAAATACGAAGTTGCATATCTGCGCTTTCGTCTTTCCTGTTGGATCATAAGGCACTCCGTTCCATGTTGCGTTTGTCCATGCAGTGCTTGTGATCCATCCTATGCCCGCCGGCGAATGGTTTGTCACACTTGGCACCCCTGCTATCGTGTCTGCCATTAAAGCCAACCTGCCTCCATATGATGGCCCTGTGTACCCAGCAAAGCCCGGCTCATATCCTTGCGCATTCCTTGGAGTAAATCCATATGGCTTACCCGTTTGAGGTACTAGATACGGCGGAACAAACCCGTTGTTGACCCACACGAGTTCACCGACATATGTCTCCGTGCCTGTGTCAGGAGTACCACCGTCCTCAATTGGCCCCTCCGGCATTGGCGGGCCTAGCTCTGTTCCAGTCCGCGTTTTGGACATTTCGTCGCCACGCTCGCTGTCATCGTCGCTATCAATGTACTGGTGCCATAAAAAGCCCCGGTAGTACATCGACATGCCTCGTTACACTTCTCGTCGATTGATGTCTGGTCGGCGTACCTATACGCGCCGCACTGGTCGATATTATGGTCGTCGTCGCGGCTTTCTCCCTACAGGCCGGATAGGAAAGAGTCACGTTGCTGCGTGTGCCGCAGTATATCACAACCCGTTTTCTACCGCCACGACTAACCCAAAGTTGCCTGATGGCAAGGTCTATGCTTCAACCGGTATCCGCCTTCAGAGCGTTGCTGAGTTTGCCAACGACTCTACGGAAAACATGGACATCCTACTGTTTCCGGGTTTGAATAACGGATGTGCTATTACTTCTGTTGGCTCCGGTGGAGCAACTACTCAAAGCTTGCCTTACCGGGATCATGGAATGTTTAATAGCGGTGCTCTTCCGCAAGGGCAGCTTGGTGCCTCCATCCACAAATGGAGAATTGTTTCTCAAGCTTTGAAGATCACCCTTGTTAACAACTCTGACGAAAACGACGGTTGGTTCGAAGCCATTCGTGTACAAGGCTCAGCCGATTCTGGCTTCGGTCCCCAAACGCAAGAGGATGGCATCCCTCCCGGAGTTTATGTCTCTAGCGCTGTAGCTGGAGTACTTCCAGCAGTTGCAGCCAACAATATGGTTGAACACCCAACCTATGTGACGGGCAAGCTTCGTGATATCCACCGTTATATGTTTCACCTCATGCCTCAAGGCAATGATCACGAATTCAACATTATGCCTCGCACTGTGGAGACTGACGAAGAGTTTGTACAGTCTTGCCTCGATAACGAGAGTTATGACTCTGTCTTCATCCGCGTTCATGGTAGGGCTGGGGCTTCTCCCACCCGTCTCATGCTTCATGTGATCTCTAACCAAGAGGTTGTTTACGACGAAGGCTCTTTCATGACGCGTTATCACTCGGAGGCCCGAGGAAACATGGCCGCCATGGCTCGTATTAAAGCCAGTCGTCAGAACAATCCAGCCAATACGACTGCTGCTCTCATTCCTATGGCTCGGCTGCAACAAGCACGTTGGGGATGAGTTTTTACGATCAAACCGAACGGGCTCAAACCCTCACCAATGCGTATCAACGCAATTATGATTGGCTATCTGGTTCCGGCCCTGTCCGTGACCAGGAAGCTGTCACTTATGGTTCTAAGTTCGCAGATTATGAGTTAGAAAAAGGCTTTGAATCTGCATATGCTAATAAAGATGGTTACGCTATTCGTAAGAATCCTATCTCGCGAAAGAACGAGATGTATGTCCGTGGAACTAATCTGAAAGGGTACGGGCGCGAATGGCTCTCAAATGCCCTTGAAGTCCTTCCTCGCGGCGTCGCCGGCGTCCTCGGTTTATCTGCGCCTCAAGAGCTCTCTCTACGAGCAAGGCGAAAGCATGCATCTTATCTCGATTCCGTTGCAAAGCGGAACGATGTTGATGCGGTTCTAGGACATTCTCGGGGCGCTGCAGTAGTGTCGGATATGACATTTCGGAAGCGGAAGGTTGGTGTAGATGGCGCGATGATACTTGCTAAGCGCGGCCGGCGTGGGTTTACGAACTATCGCCAGACCCAACCGTTTGATGCTTTTATCGGTATTGGTGCCGGAAAGACGAAAAAAGTGAGAGGACCGTGGAACCCACGGTCTCGTAGATTCCATAAAGCGTATCTTAATTAGTTCTTTCGTGTTCCGAAACGTGTGTTCTTTAGTGTTCCATACACGACTGCGAATTCTTTTGTGTTCGAGACACGCGATGTTTGTACTCAAGTCGAAATTGGAGGAGGAGATCCCCGCGTGAGCGGGGTCGACGACGACCACACAAGTCGTAACTCCAAGCATGTCGAAAGCCAAGAACTGGTGCTTTACGTTGAACAACTATGACGCTGAACGACTGGTTGTCTATGCTTCGCACTTTGCTCGTGGAGGGGTTAAATATCTTGTCTATGGCCGAGAGGTTGGTGACACTGGTACTCCTCATCTGCAGGGGTTTATCAGTTTCTCTCAT